ATAAGCCTTGGTGGGATGGTTACGACCTCACCGCTGTCAACGCTGCGATTACAGCCGGTGACGCTTACTGCGCCTAAAGGTGGCTCGGAGATCCTGCTAGAGGGACTCTCCGCAAGGGTGGATCTCAGGGTTTTAAGATGATTGAATCTGGCCTACAACACCGCAAGGCATCCTACGAGAAAGTCCAATGAACGAACGTAAAGTCTTGATCGCCACCCCATCCCTAGACGGTCGGCTTGATGTTTGGTACACGACCTCATTAGTCAATTCCATTCGGATAGCACAGGCTAACAACATCTTCTTGCATCCAGTCTTCATGTCCTATGACGCACTGATTCAACGGGCGCGGAATGACTTGTTTGGGCTGGCGGTAGAGGGAGGCTACGATGACATCGTGTGGATTGACTCGGACCTTGAGTGGAACCCGATGTGGCTCATGGAGCTTTTATCACGGCCAGAAGATGTGATTGGCGGGACGTACCGCAAAAAGACTGACGAAGCTGAGATGTATGTAGTCAAGACCAAGACCCTTGAAATGAACACCGATGGGCTTATCAAGGTGGAAGGTCTGGGCATGGGCTTTGTGAAGATAAGCCGCAAAGCGTTCATGGATTTGTGGGATAACTCAGAAGAGTATGAGAACGAAGGCAAAGTGCGGCGGATGATCTGCAACATAGCGATTGTGGATGGCAAGCTGCATTCAGAAGACACGGTGGTGTTTTCAAAGCTCAAGGACTTGGGCTATGACATTTGGCTTGATCCCAAGATGACCTGTGTTCATATTGGCACGAAGAAGTTCTACGGCAGCTTTGAGTATTTCCTGCAACGGCTTACCAAGGAAGCGGCGTAATCATGTTTGAGCTACTTGGTGGTGGTTTGCTTGGTTCTATCTTCGGTGGCTTGTTCAGGCTTGCCCCGGAAGTCCTCAAGTTCCTTGATAAGAAGAACGAGCGCCAGCATGAACTGAGTATGTTCCAACTTCAGACTGATCTTGAGAAAATGCGTGGTGAGTTCAAGATGGAGGAGAAGTATGTTGACTACTCTATCCAGCAGATGGACACGATTAAAGAGGCATTTAAGGAGCAGGCTGAAACGGCTAAGGCAGCGGGTTGGTTTATGGCATTCATATCCGCTTCAGTTCGTCCCGGTATAACTTGGTTTTTGTTCTTTATGTACGCTGGGGTGAAGGCAGCCGCAATTATGCTGGCATTTCAAGCTAACGCGAGTTGGGCAGAGGTACTGGTTAAGAGTTGGGATGAAGACGATTTTGGAATGTTATCAATGGTGCTTTCATTCTTTTTCGTTGGTCGCAGTATTGAGAAGTACAACAAGTCGTGAATGAAGCCAAAAAACTTTGCAAGGATGTACTGATCAAGCCCTTTGAAGGGTTAGCAAAGCGTCTGCCTGATGGAAGAGTCAAAGCCTACCCAGACCCCGGAACCCGAGGACATCCTTGGACAATCGGCTGGGGAGCCACCGGACCTGAGATTAATCCCGGCACTGTTTGGACACTTGAGCAGTGCGAAGATGCGCTGGATCATCACGTTGAATACTTTGTGCGGGGGTTGTTTAAACTTTCCCCCAATATTCAAACTGCTTTGCCAAGACGCATTGCCGCTGTGACTAGCTGGGTCTACAATTGTGGCTTAGGGAACTACCGAGTTTCCACGTTTAAACGCCGTATAGACGCGGGGGATTGGGATGGTGCAGCAGACCAATGTATGCTCTGGAATAAAGCTGCTGGCCGAGTTCTTCCCGGACTTACCCGCCGTCGTGCAGCAGAAGCTGCCTTGATGAGGTGATCAATGTCACTCAAAAAGATTTTGCTAAAGCCGGGGGTTAATAAAGAAAACACCCGCTACACCAACGAAAACGGTTGGTATGTATCTGAGAAAGTTAGATTTCGTCAAGGTACTCCTGAAAAAATTGGTGGCTGGGCGCGTATATCTGCGTATACTTTTCAAGGCGTGTGCCGTGCATTGTGGAACTGGGTGACGTTGGGATTTCAAAACCTCATGGGGGTTGGGACCAATCTCAAATACTACATTGAGCGTGGTGGGTTTTATAACGACATTACTCCCATTCGTGCAACATCAACCATTAATAACAATCCATTTGCGCTTACTGCGTCTACCACGGTAACAGTAACTGATACAGCACATGGGGCCATAACAGGCGATTTCGTTACGTTTAGCGGTGCGGTGGATATTGGTGGTGGGGGTACAAACGTCACAGCGGCAGTGCTGAATCAAGAGTTTCAAATTACTCGCGTTGACGCTAACACATACACCATCACTATTTCTGTTACACCCAACGCTACGGCTATCGCTGCTTCTCCCGGTGGAGGCGCTTCAGTTGTTGCAGCCTATCAAATAAACACCGGCCCAGCGTATCAACTACCATTAACGGGATGGGGTGGTGGAGGCTGGGGGTTGGGATCATGGGGGTTTGGCAGTGGGGCAACCGACTCTTTGCGCTTATGGTCTGCCAGTAATTGGGGAGAAGATCTTGTTTTTGGCCCTCGTGGGGGTGGCGTGTATTACTGGGATGCCGCTAATCTTTCTTCTAATCCTGTTGGCCGAGGAGTAAACGTCAACACGCTTGGGGGCGCGGTAACTTTTACAATTGCAACCCCTTGTGTAGCTACGTTTTCAGTGCTGCTTGCTGAAGGTACAGCCGTACAGTTTTCTACAACGGGCGCACTACCGACCGGTCTGTCTACAGGTACAACTTACTATTTGCGTAATGTTGATGGGGTAACGGCTAATCTTTCAGCTACACCTACAGGATCGATAATTAATACGTCGGGTACACAGTCTGGCACACATAGCGTTAGCCTTTTAGAAGACGTACCAACCGCACAAAACTACATACTTGTGTCGGATACTTCTAGGTTTGTCATGCTGTTCGGTACGACAGACTATGGTAGTGCAACCCTTGACCCCATGCTTATTCGCTGGGGCAATCAAGAGTCAGTTGTGGATTGGGTGCCTTCTTCACTTAACCAAGCGGGGTCTGTACGGCTATCGCATGGTTCAGAAATTGTTACTGCACTGCAAGCTCGTCAAGAAATTGTTGTTTGGACAGATTCTTCTATTTATTCGCTTCAGTATGTTGGTGCACCAATTGTTTGGTCTTCCCAACTTCTTGGGGACAACATTTCCATCATGGGGCAAAACGCTGCGGCTATTGCATCCGGTATTGTGTTTTGGATGGGGGTCGATAAGTTTTACCGCTACGATGGTCGGGTGCAAACGCTCCGTTGCGATCTTCGTCGGCATGTATTTAGCAATATTAATCTTGGGCAAAACCAACAAGTGTTTGCTGGCACTAATGATGGGTTCAATGAAGTCTGGTGGTTTTACTGCTCGGCTGGTGCTACAGCGGTTGATTCTTATGTGGTTTACAACTACGCCGAAGATATTTGGTACTACGGCTCGTTAGCACGTACGGCTTGGATTGATTCTGGGTTGCGGGATTATCCTGTTGCTGCCACCTACAACTATAACCTTGTTAATCACGAAGAAGGTATTGACGACAACGAGACAGGTACTCCCACGGCTATTGAAGCTTACATTGAGTCTGCCGAGTTTGACATCGACGACGGTGAAAAGTTCGGGTTTGTATGGCGCATGGTGCCAGATCTGACATTCCAAGGATCGACTGCGGGTACGCCTCAAGTCACGATGACCATGTACGGCATGAATGGTTCAGGGTCTGGGTTTAACACTGAGGCTTCTAAAGCAGTTGCCCGCACGTCAACCGTCACCATTGAGCAGTTCACCAACATTGTCTACACCCGCATCCGTGGCCGACAGATGATTATGAAGATTGCCTCTGATGGTTTGGGTACAACGTGGCAGCTTGGCGCACCCCGTATCGATATTAGACCGGATGGGCGTCGATGAGCCTTATCCAACACCCTGCTTCGCCTAACTTACCTCTTGCCCCCAGAGAGTATGAAGCGGTTTACCAAGAGCAGTTTAACAACGTCTTGCGTCTGTACTTCAACAGGCTCAACAACAACCTGCTTACTTTGTTTGGCAGCTACGGCGGTCAGTACATACAACTTCCGCTTGGGTCTTTTTATGACACGACGGATCAAACGGCTGCTTCAACGACTGTTGCCTACCCCATAACGCTTAACAGTACGGCTGTATCAAACGGTGTTTCTGTTAAAAATAGTTCTGAATTACACTTCACGTACCCCGGTTACTACAACCTTCAATACAGCGTTCAGCTTTCCAACAACGACAACACAACGCAAGATGTTGATATATGGTTTCGTAAGAACGGTTCTGATATTGCCGACTCTAACAGTCGGTTCGGTTTAGCCCCTCGTAAGTCTGCGGGTGACCCCTATCATGTGATTGCTGCTTTAAACTTCATTGTGGACGTGACCCCTAACGACTACATTCAGCTTTACTGGTGCACCTCAAATACCAGCACCTATATTGAATACTACGCTGCCCCTTCCTCTCCGACTCGTCCTGCGATACCATCCATTATCCTGACAGCTACCCTTGTTTCGGGGATTGAATGACCACCTCCGCTAAAACCCTGACTCCTGAGCTGATCGCTGCCTTACAAAAAGCGCAAGGTATTGCACAGCAACAGGCGTTAGATAAATATCTGTCAGAGCGAGCAACGCAGTATGGTGCAACACCCAAAGGTGCCAAGTCTGATACAGGCTGGACTGCGGGAGAGGCGCTGGTTAATCCGTTTGCGGGGTTGAAGGATTTTGGTAAGAAGAACGTCGATATTTACGGCACAGATGAACAGATAAGTAATGTAGTAGGGCAGGAAGAAGTAGCAAAAACCGCTAGCGATTTGATGCGGGAGAAGTTTGGTGAGCAGCTAGGGCATAAGTCCACGTTTACCAAAGCGTATAAGAAAGATGAAAAAGGTAATCCCGTTGAAGTAGAGCTAGATTCCCTTACGCCAGAAGAACTTAACTCTGGTAATGTTGTGCTGTTCATGGGTGGTAAAACAGGCGGTGAAAGCCGCGAGCGCATGGCGCAAGCCTACATACCCAAAGGCGATAAACTAATCCCCGTTGGTGACCCTAAGTATTACAAAGGTGAGCACCCGGATGCCAAAAATGTAGCTACAGCGTTAAAAGTTGGGTCTTTGCTCGCTATACCTTTTGGGGGTGTTAGTGGGCTGCTTAGCGGGGTTACTGGGACTGCTGGTGCAGCAGGTGCAGCAGGTGCTGCGCTTGGTGAGCTTGGGATTAATACAGCAGGTAGTGGCCTTGCAGGGCAATTAGCTAATTTAGGGCTTCCATCTCTTGTGGCTGACGCTGGGGCTAAAGCTTTAGTGTCTGGGGTTGTTAGTGGGGGGCTTGGGAAATTATCCGGGCAACCATTTTCTACAGGGTTTAAGACCGGCGCTACATCTTCGTTGGCTTCAGATGTAATAGGTGCGGGGGTTAACAAAGTTGCTCCTGATATGTTTAAGGGACTTGGTTCTTTAGAAGTACCCGCTAAATCCATAGCTACATCGGCTTTAACATCAGGGGTGTTAGGCCGACCTTTTGATGTAGGGCAAGCAGTAAAAGGCGCTGCAATTAACTATGGGTTGAATCAGGCTGGGCAAGCTGCGGGGTTTGATCCTAAACAACAAGCTGCCGTGACAAAGCTTTTAAATTTTGCTGCCCCGCTAATTGCAGCGCGGCGTAAGCCGGGAGGACCATGATGAGCACAGAAGATATTGAATTTAATTTATCTAACCCTCCTGTTGGAGCGGCGGAAATTGATTTTTCTCCTGATCTTTCGTCAGCAATTGATTTTAGCGAATTAGGTTCTGGCTTTGCTGGAGATATAGGTAATGTTGGGCTTACTCCTAATTCATTACAGGCTCTACTTAATGATTCTGAGTTAATGGCGGAATTTGCCAAAATATATCCTGATGCAGCTAATATTCTTCAGGGGTTTCCAACTGATGCGGAGATGAAAGATTTATCAAAGCAAGCGGAGGCCGATGTCGCTCCTGGTGGGGTTATGTCAGGTAACCCATTTGGTACACAAACTGGTGGCACACGCCCGCAAACATTTTTAGAAAAATTAGGTATTGGCGCAGGAAGTGATGGGAAAGGAATACTAGGTACAGGCATTACTGGTACAGATGCAGCCAAATACGCCGCCATGCTCGCCGCTGCAAAGATGGCTTATAACGATGCTAAAGATGCAAGAACAGCAGCAAGAGGCGCTACATCAAAAGGTGGGTATGCGGAAAAAGCCATTCGCTCGCCCTCTGGTAGTTATACGTTTAAAAAAGCTATGGGGGGTGGCATTGGGTCATTGGAAATGGCGAGGGGAGGACGTGCACTACCACCACGATACCTCGACGGACACTCAGACGGCATGGCAGATAAAGTTCCGGCGAACATTGATGGTAAGAGACCTGCCGCATTATCTGATGGGGAGTTTGTTATTCCTGCTGATGTTGTCAGTCATCTTGGTAATGGAAATTCTAGCGCGGGCGCGAAACGTCTTTATGAAATGATGGATCGTATTCGTGCTGCACGAACGGGCAACCGCAAACAGGGTAAGCAGATTAACCCTGACAAATTTATGCCGAGGTAATCATGGCGATTAGTCTAGAAGATATTAAACGTGCTGCGGCGACACAACGTGCTGCTGGGGTGTCTGACGCAGATCTTGCTACTTATGGGCGTAATGTTGGGCTTACCGACGAAGAGATTGCCTATGCTTTAGGTAAAACACAAATAGCCCCGACTAAGACTTCCGATCTAAATAAAGCTCTTGAAAACGCTCAATATATTTCTAAATTAGCGGGCGATCTTGGTGATACGGATGTCACGGCAGGAGAAGCTCTTGCGCTTTCTGATCCTAACGTCCGTAGGCTGGCTGAACTTGCATGGCAGCAGCAAAACGTAAATAAAGTTTCTGATGCCGACCTCGCTAAATACGGTAAAGATGTTGGGCTCAACCAAGATTTGATTGATTATCTTCTTGGTAAAGAAATGAATTTAGATACTTCAGGCACTTACGATATTGGTGGCAATACGCTTGCTGCTTTTAAGAAAGCCCCTGAAGTTAAATTCATACCTACAACTACTACTGTTACTGGAGGTAAAGGCAACGACACAATTACTGGTGCTAAAGGCAACGACACAATTCCAAGCGCATACCACGAAGGCGTTACTGGATATGATTTTGTTGGGGAAAACACAGGTTTGCGTGAACCTTACGTGCCGTTTGTGGGACAGATGCTTGGGCGGTCTTCTGCGCTTTTGGCTCGACGTAATGCTCCTGACTATGAAGATATGCAGTTTGGAAAAAATTACGGCACAGAAACCGCACAAACGCTAAAAGATCTTCAAACTCAACGTCAAAACATGATGGGTATGGGTGCAAGTAAAACCCCCGCTTATCAACCTTTTAAATATTCTTTTACCCCTAAAGATGCCGCAGCGGGCGGCATTATGTCGTTGATTGATGGGTATCAAGCAGGTGGGAATGTTAGTGGGGGGTCAACCGGAAATATGCAGGGTAGTCAGGTAGTGCCCTCGACTTTTGATAAACCAGATGCTTTTTCACCGACTACGTATTCCTCCACTTACACTGCGCCAACGACCACATACACCGGCCCCGGTGCTACAGGTATTACAACCGGCACGTTTGACCAAGCTGCGTTAGATCGTTTTATTAATCCTTATACATCTTCAGTCACTGACCCTCAAATTCGTGAAGCTAAACGTCAAGCGCAGCTAGCCTCTCAAGCGCAAGCAGCAAAATTTACGCAAGCTGGTGCGTTTGGGGGGACTAGAAATATTTTGGCCGAAAACGAAATAGGCAGAAATCTTGCCACACAGATCGGTGATATTACTGGGCGTGGGCAAAAAGAAGCCTATGACGCTGCACTCCGTGCATTTGAAGCTGAGCAGGGGCGTAAACTGCAAGCAGCGACAGCAACGGAGCAAGCACGACAGGTTGCAGGGCAACAAGCATTAACAGGTGCTGCAACCGCAGGGCAACTTGGGTTGGAAGCAAGCAGACTTGGAGAACAATCAAAGCAGTTTGGTGCTACTTACGGCTTACAAACAGCACAATCAGAGGCGCAGTACCAACAGCTTGCACGGGATCTTCAACAACGCGCCGAAGAAGCGCAGGCTAGAGGCGATCAGTTTGCAGCTAATCTTGCACTGCAACAACTTCAAGAAGCTCAACGTGCTGCTGAAGCCTCCCGTGCATTTGAATATCAGCAGTCTCGTGATCAATATTTAGATCCGTTCCGCGAGCTTGGCTATCAAAGTCAATTATTACAAGGTCTGCCAATTAGCGCAGGGGCAACAGGGGTTAGTCCGACCGCAGACGCATTAAAAGCATTGCTTGCCACTTCTGGTGTTCTTTTTCCCACCGGAGGCTAAAGGAAAATAATCATGGCGTACACACCTCTTTCTCCTAGTGGCGTTGTAAATGCTTTGCAAAATATTGCAAAGTTTCCTGACAAACGTCTGCAACAATACGCCGCAGGCGCCCCCCGGCAACCATCAGGTCAAGTACAGCCGGGACCGACAGGGCAGGCTGCGCAAGAATTAAACGCTCGTGGTATGCAACGACAAGCTGCACAACGCCAACAAGCTATGCAAAACGATCCCGCAAACAGCCCAACAATCTTTCAACAGAAAGACATGGAGCTTCAACAAAAGGCGCAGCAGATACAACAAAAAGAACAACAGCTTGGTTTGCTTGGCGCACTCATGGCTAAAAAAACGCAGGACATGCAGGCGCGGGATACCGCCGGTATAGGCTCGCTACCGCTAGATACGTTTAATAAGTTTGACGGTGGGATTGTGTTTAGCGGTGGGGGTGCGGTGCAGCGGTTTAATGGGTTGCAAGGATCACAACCCCGCAATCGTGCTGAAGCTAATTTAGATGATCTTTTAGCTCAAGTTGAACTTCTTCCAGATCGTGAAAGTTTATTAGCTGAAGGAATGTTTGGTGAAAAACCAGACGCATATGTTTTACGTCGCAAGTTGCAGGAAAGAGGATATACAGTAGATCCTAAAACAAACAAAATAAAACAGCTTGAAGAAAAAGGCGGCGTATCAGGAACTGGTGCGCGTCCATTAACAAAAGAAGAAAGAGCAACTACCGAATTTATACAAAAGCAAATGCAAGCAAACCCCAGCTTTTTTCGCACGTTTTTAGAAAACCGCATGGGGGCTCCGGCGCCGCAACAAAATAATGCTGGACCAGAATATCAACCAGTGTCTACACCTAATAAAACACCTTCTTCTGCTTCTTCAAATACAACAAATACGTCTCCCGGTGTAGCGGGGCTTGATATTGAAGGGCGTATGCGTAGAGGTCTGGCTTCTGTGCGTGGTGAGTCCGATGAGCAAAAAAGACTTGTAGGTGATATACAGCGTAACTTAGACGAGCAATACAAAGCCATCGATGAATCAAACTTAACTGACGCGCAAAAAGAAGCAGCACGTAAAAAAGTAACTGACGCTATGCAGGCTGAGTATGGCGAGTACACCAAAGGGCGTGAATCAAGGCAGAAAGCTATTGCAGACGCTCTACGAGGTGAAAAACCCGGAATGTTTGCTGGCATTGCTTCAGCGCTGCCATCTGGCAGATCGTCTTTTGCTGACGTGTTAGCAGGCGCCGCTAAAGGTGTTACTGCGGAGCGCAGTCGATATAGGGATGCTGATAAGGAAGCCGCACTGTATATGGCGCGAGCCCAAGAAGAGTCTGCTAAGGCTGACATGCTTGAAAAACGTGGGCAACGTGCAGAAGCTCAAGTGGCAGAAGACAGAGCGCAAAGGCTTATGAACGAAGCAGCTACGCGTAAAATGCAAGCGTTGGGCGTTAAGAAGGAAGGCATTGCAGCACTGCTTCAAAGAGAAGATGCACAGCAGGCTATTGAACGTGCTATTGCTGAAAAAGCTGTTACTGCACAACTTGATTACGATACTAAAGTTCAACTTGAGCGCCTCAAAGCAAGCTTGCAACCTAAAGAAGTTAGCTTCTACAATCAAGTGTTGGCTGCGTTTAACTCTGGCGATCCCAAGCGTATTCAAGCTGCGAAAGATGCGTTGTCTGCAATGTCTTTGAGCAAGCCTGCTTCAAAAACAGGGGAGCTTACAGATGCTGAGTTAATGAGAGCGTACACAAAAGAAAAAAGCGACTTCATAAAAGCTAATTTTGGTAAACCATACACCAAAACTTTTCAACAGTTTAAGCAAGAACAATTAAACAAAGAAGGTGCCGAAAATTCAGACGTTGAAGATTTAACAAACGTAAAACCACGCACACGGTAAGGTATAACAGATGGCGTATTTTCTACCCCTACCAGATGGAAGACGAGCAAAGTTCTCTGACTCAATGCCACGGGAAGAAGCAGAAATACTGCTTCGTGAAAAGTTTCCTGACCTGTACCCCAAAAGTGGAGGTATTACAGGCGCATTAGGTAGGGGTGCTGAGTCTACGCTATCGAGCTTGCGCACGGGTATTGCAGGGCTTTTTGACGCTGAACAAGCTGCAAAAGATGCAGCGCTACGTGAACGTAGCATAGCTTCCCGTTATGCGGATGAGGTTGGGCTTGAGCAACTACGCAAACGGTATGAACAAGAGGGGCTGCTTGGTGGGGCTAAAGAAGTGCTTGGGGTTCAAGCACCGAGAGCTATTGCTGAACAGATTCCTCAAGTCGGAGTTTCTCTGGGTGGTGCGTTTGGTGGCGCACGTTTGGGCGCGGCAGCGGGGGCAGTCTTTGGTCCCGTTGGAGCAGGAATAGGTGCCGCAGTTGGTGGGACTGCGGGTGCCTTCGCGCCTTCTTTTCTTCAGCAGTTCGGGGCTAACCTTTCACGGCAAGCTTCCGAAGGCAAAACGATTGATGCTGCATCAGCGGCAGCAGCGGCAACTGCTCAAGCAGGACTTGAAACTGCGGCAGGTGCGTTTGTTTTGGGCAAACAACTTGTTGGTAAAGTTCTTGGTAGACCTGTTGAAAAAGCGCTTGAGTCAGAAGCCGGTAAAGCGCTTGTTGAGCAAAGCTTAAAACGTACCCTAGCTAGTGGTGCAGCACGTGGTATAGGTGTTGAAGTTCCAACTGAAGTTGCACAGTCAATGCTTGAGCGTTTGCAGGCTGGATTGCCGTTGGCTTCAGATGAAGCGTTTAAAGAATACGGTGATACGGCGTACCAGACTGCACTGTCAGCTCCAGCCTTTGGCGCACTTGCGCGTGTTCAAGAACGTAGCGGTGCAAGAGAAGAAGCTGAACAAGAGAAAGTCAAACAACGTCAGCAGGCACTGGAGCAGGAGCAAGCGCGTAAACGTACGCCTGAGTATGCCCGACAGTTAAACGCTGAGCGTGTGCAGCTACGTGATGAGTACATCGGTATACAGCAAGCTATTAAAGACAAATCACTTACAAAAGAGCAAGTGTTTGACGCTGAAGCACGTCAGGCAGAAATCAAGTCACGGCTGCGTGAAATAGCTTCCGATATTAAAGAGAACGTGCCTGAAGCACAGCGTACCTTTGCCGACATCATGCGGGAGCGTGGGGAGCAAGAGGCTGCTAAAGGTCGTCCTGTTGTTGATGAGTTTGGCAATGTTGTCACTCCGACTGGATTTGCTTTTGATGCGCCTGAGTCTAAAGGGCTTGATGTGTTACGTGCCCCTCGATCTGATGTTGATATTGAGGCGACACAGGCTGAAGGCTACAACCGCATGGCGCGTATGCCACAAGCGCTGCTCATCAAAGCATTCCAAGATTGGAACGATCCGGTCACGGGAGCAAAGCTTAAGAAGCAGTACCCATCGTTTAATGAGTACGCTAAAGCAATGGATGCTCAGCGTATTGAAAGCGAACAGAAAGCAAAACTGCAACAAGAAGCTAAGGATACAGAACAACAAGAGTTGCTTACCAAACTTAGAGCAGACGAAACAGCACGACAAGAAAAAGCGGATCTTGCTTCTATGCAAGAGTCACGTCGTTTGCAGGCACGGCAGGCGCTATCTGACGATGAAATAAAACAAGCTGAAAAAGAATTTAAGAAGAACCCGCAGCTTAAAGCAGTGTACGGATCGGCTGAAGAATACGCGCTGGACAAAAAGCAGGATGAAACATTGCTAGGGTTTCCGGCATCTTATGTCGAAGCCCTTGAAGCCGCAGATGCAGACTTTGTTAAAGATATTGAGACACGTGGTGCTACTGCGGGGCAGCAACGTCAGGAACAGTTTGAGCTTGCAGGGTTTGAATCTGGCATAACGGCTATAGAGCGTAGGCTTGAGAATCCACGCATGGTTGCGGCTGCTTTAGGACTTTTACCAAAACAAGGATTTGTTACTACTGAACAAAAAGTTTCAGTTGCACGTAAACCTAGTAAACAGGAAGATGAAATACCGCTTGGAGCAATTCAAGGCACTGCTGCTACAGAAAGACAAGATTTTATTAAGACTCGTGCAGCAGAGCTTAGAGCCTCTGGTATGGATACCAGAGAAGCCGCAGAACAAGCAAACACAGAGTTTGAGCAGCAGAGTGACGAAGCGCTTACTTCAAACTTAGCATTTAACCTTGACCGTGGGCGCATTACAACTCGTATTGCAAAAGCCCTTGGGTTGCCAACCACACCTTTCCGTGTAGTCGGGGGGCATAACATTGATGATGTTTTAGATCTTCAAAATTATAAAAGCATACCCGTTCGGGAGCTTATTCAAGAACGTATTACCAAGCTTGAAGAAGAACAAAAAGCTTTGCTTTCAAGTGACGAATCTTTACTTAAACCTGACGGGTCGAGCCAGCTTAACGAACAAGGGAAGCTTGCGCTACGTAAAGAAGCGCAGCTTCAAGTCTTACGCCAGTACCTTGAGAAGCCCGAGATAACACCTACACAACTAACAAAAGAAGAAATTGAAGCTGAGCTTAAAGCCAAGAATAAAGAAACGCTTGCTGTTTCAGAAGAGCAGACACGAAAAGGTGAAGGGCTTGCAAGTTCATTAGCTATTTCTGCCGTTGGAACTAAAAAAACGACCACAGCACCAACCAAGCCTGTAAGAACTCGTAGTGATATTGATAAACAAATTGAAGAGCTTGATAAACAAAGGCAGATTGCGCGTGAAACGCGTGATGAAGAGCGCCTTGGAAACATAAACAAACAGCTTGAGCAGTTACGTGAAGAGCGTTTTGCTGCTGCACCAGACGCAGCATCTGCAAAAGACGTAGCGTTCCAAGACTTTGTTGACTATGCGTTTGATGCAGCCGCACGGCTAAAGAAACCAACTGATCCTGTTCAGTTTGAGCGTCGTGTCAACAGGCTTGAAAAATTTAAAGCTGCGGCAAAAAGAGCGGGTGATGATAAACGTGTTCGGCAGGCTGACCTTGAGCTTGCACGTTTGCAAGAATCGCAGTCCATTTTGCCTTTAACTAAAGACCGCAAAACAAAAACAGAACAGATTAAGACGCGCTACTTTGATGCGTTGATACAGCAGATTAATGAGCAAAGGGCTAAAAACGGTTTCCGTGCGCTGAACAAAGAAGAAGCAGACACGGTTCGTAAAGAAGCTGGAGCCCTGCTAACAGAATTATCAGACCGTTTGCAAGCACGTAGTTCTGAAGAGTTGTTGGACAGACTTACGCAGGTTCTTGAAAAACGAATCATCAAGACACCTAAAGATCTTGCTAAATTAACACGTAC